AATATATAATATTAATATGTGAAGAGACCAAGAGTCCATTTTCGTAAAAACAACCGGGACTTTTTTTTATTGTCAGTCATGACTGACAATAAAATGAAAGGAAATAAAATGAGCTACTTATTATTTACAGCTGGAGACTATGGTAAAAAAGGTAAATGGACAGGAGATAAGTTTAGAAAACTTATCGAAAATAGAAAAGAACTTGATATTATACCTTTTCACACATCAGAATTTACTAATAAGGGAATACTAAAACATGAAATACCAGTAATTGGAAAATTTAAGGACATAAAAATAGAAAACGATTCCATAATTGCGGAAAATGTTGAAATTTTTAATAAAGAACATTTTAAAAATAGGAAAGTCGACAGACTTTCTGTAGAGATAGAAAACGAGAAAATAATTCGTGTAGGTGCATTACCGGAAGGGGTTGCTCCTGCAGTTGAGAATTCTGGTTCATTAAAAAATTTAGAATTTTCAGCTGAAGGAATTGAAATGGAATGGATAGAACAGAACAAAATAATAAATTTTAATATTGATAGAGGTGAAAAAATGAATTTGGATGAGATTTTGGCAAAACTGGGAGAAATATCTTTAGAAGATAAGATTAAAATCATAAATGCAGCTTTAAAATCACTGAAAGAACATGAAATACAAGTTGCAAAAAAGGATATAAATCTTGATATATTGAAAGATAAAGAACCTGAAAAATCAGAAGAGGAAATAAGAAATGAAGCAAAGAAGGAATTTCAAAAGGAACAGGAAATAAAAGAATTCATGGAGAAAAATAAAAATAAAATTACTCCTGCATTGAAAAGTATAGGAATAGAAACACTTATTACTAAAGTAATGAAAGATAATGATGGTGTTATAGAATTTTCCGAAAATAATCAAACAAAGCAATCTAATTCTAAAGAAATTCTAGAAAAGCTATTTGAAAATATGAAATCATATGGAAAAAGTTCGATTGAATTTGGAAATGATGGTTCAGGAAATGAAAGCTATGCTGAAGAACAGATAAGAAAATATAAAGAAAGAAATGGAGTGAAGTAGAATGGCAGAAAAAAATAGAGTAAATGAAACAAAAGGAGAAAATAAGGATTTAGTTTTAAATCAATTCATCTCTCATTATAATGTAACATTGAAGGGCGGAGAAACAATAGAATATGGCCAAGCACTTTCATTAGATAAAACTACAGGAAAATATGTGAAATATGCTGGATCAGGAACTCTTCCAAAAACAATTTATTGTGGAATTGACGAAAATATAACAACATCAAGTGATACAGTCATTCAAGTAATTAGAAGTGCAGATGTTGACGGAAATTATGTAAAAGGTATTTCCAAAACAAGTTATGAAGCTATAGACAATTTAGAAAAATACGGAATATATATAAAATTTTAAAGAAAGGAATTGATGTATAGATGGCATTAACTCAAACACAAATAAAATTAACAGCCTTATTTGCTGTTGTGGAAAAAAAAGTACAAACTCACTATTTAGATAGATTTACAAATTCAAATCCCGAATTTTTAAGCGAAAATGAAACAATAAATGTTAAGGATTTAAATGATTTTCTGGTAGAAGCAGGAATAATAGAACGTGGGAGTGAAATTCCTTATATAAAAGTAAATGGAATAGATACGACATCAATAACTCCTGATATTATTGCAGCTTCTTATCCTTTAAAACCTGTAATGCCTACTTCTACTGTGACAATGATTAACGGTAAAGAAGTTTCGGCACAGGATTTTGAAGAAGATAGAATGCTTGCTAAATTAAAAAATGCAATTCTTAAGACTAAAGAAAAAACAGCTGCAAACATTTTCTTGCAAGGTAAATATTTACAGAAAGAATCAGGAACTCTAATAGATTTTAAATATGATGCAGCAGAAGAAATTGATGCAAAAACAGTAGAAAACTGGGTAATGTTTTTCTTTAAATTAATAGATGACTATGAAGAAAAAAATGGAATCTATCCTGATAGAATTGAACTTGGAAGAAAATTATTCGAAAAGATAATAAAAAATAATGAATTTCTTGAAATAGCAAAGGCTTATTCTAACAGTATTGGTCTGAGTTCTGATAAACAACAAGTTTATCTAGATCTATTAGGACAAAGAATATCTAAACTAAAAAATGCAAAAACATTTGATGACAAAGATATAAATGTTGATGATTATATTTATTTATCTTCAGACTCTGCTCTTGTTTCAGGATATGCAGCACTTGAAGCAGTGGATGATTCAGGAAATCCTTTTGTTGCAAGAACAACAGAAATACTAGATAAAACCCCTGCAAATAAGGAAACGGCAAGAGGGAAAATGTTTGCAAAAACAGGCTTTGTTCCAATCCTTGCCATAAAAGAATTTATTGTGAGATATAAAATTAAAAATATAGATAGCATTACTATGTCAAAAGCAACTGCTACATTAGATGCAGTAGCAGATTACTATTTAACTATGGATGTAGCAGCAATGACTTCAGCTATCAGTACTCTTACTGATAAAACATTACTAAATTACATGTTAGTAAAAGAAACTAGAACAAGCGGAAAAGCTGCAATAAACGCTAGATTAGGACAACTATAGAGGTAATCTATGTTAGAAAAAATATCAGCGACTTCTCAGGAAGTCGCTTTAAATGAAGAAAAACTTGAAGAAATAAAATATATACCAAAAACTATATTGATAGAGATATGTAGAATATCTAAAAAAAATTCAGAAGAATTAATAGAAGATATTAAAAAAAGACTTGAACCAGATGCAATGATTTTTGTTAAAATTTTTCTTGGTCAGGAAAAAATGGAAACATTATCTGAAGATAATAAAAGAATTTTAACAGAATTATACGTTGCTTGGAAACTGTATGAAGCAACGGAAAATGAAAAAATATCAGAAGATAAAAAAGAAACATTGTATAAATTACTAGAAAATTTAAAAGGTGTTTCAAATTCTTCCGGAAACAGTCAAAATTTAGAAAATGATAATAAATACGGCGAAATAAGAGTTTACTAGGAGTAGAAATGATAGAACTGTTATTAAAAAAATTTGAAAAAAATCTGGCCAAAGATTATCCTGATTATACTTTTTTCATAACAGAAGAAATGCAAGCAGAAGATTTTGTTAGAAATTCTGTTGTGTGTGAGATAGATGGAATAACTGTATTAAACAGTAAAAATTACACTATAAATTTAAATTTTTATATTACAAAGCCGAAAATTCAAGATGATTTAGGGCAATTTATAGTACAAACACTAGATATTCAAAAAAAGATACAGGAATTAGATATTAACAAGACATTTTATTCAGATAAGCTGGCAATTGAATTTGGAGAGTTAAAAGCAAAGGAAGTAAAAGATACTTTCAGGGTTTCCCGAATTTCAGGCCAGTTTAATATGACAAGACCAGTCGAAAACATACTGGAGCAAAAAGAAAACTATATGAGAAGACTTTTTGTAGATAAAAAAGAGGTGATAGATTAATGAACGACAGTCCAAAATTTGTTCTTGAAATAGAAGAAAGAGCGGCAACTGCTGTACAGAGAAGTCAGCAAGGAGTATTAGGAGTTATTTTATTTGATTCAACAAAGGAACAGGAAATATATAAATTTGCAAATTCTCTTGAAGTATTGCAAGCAGATTGGAATGATAAAAATTTTAAATATTTAAAAGATCTAGCATTTGTCGGATCTCCGTACAAAGTTGTAGTAAAAAGGATTAAGACAGAAGAAAGAACGAGTGTAAATTTATCTAAAATTTTACATGAAATGGAAAATGAGGTAGATTCTTTTGTCATTCCAGAGGCAACAGAAACTGAGACAGACGGATTAATATCATATGCAAAGCAAAGACATGATGTAGAAAGAGGAAAAGTTGGGGTAGATTTTGACCAAGCGTCATTTTTTATATTTGTTGCTTCAGAGAAAAATCCTGACCATCACGCCATAGTTGTAAACGATATAGATGAAGTAACAGTAAATGGTAAAAAATACACAAAATCTGAATTTGCATTGGCAATAGCCTCGCTTGAAGCAGGATGTCCAATAAATAGAAGCTTGACAAATATGAAAATGGGATTTATCGAAAGCTGTAAATTGCCTGAAAGTCCAGGAACAATAACTAAAGCAGGAAAAATAACAGTAACATCGTTAAAAGATGATACTGGATTAAGTTATTATGTAATAAATAGAGGTGTTACTTCATTTGTGAGTCCTACAACAACTAAACAGAGAAGATTCAGTAAAATTAAAGTCGTCAGAACTTTATTTATGGCAACGGAAGATCTTAAAAAAACTTGGGATATTTATAAAGGAGCAAATAATAATACTTATCATAGAAAAATGGCTCTAATTAATGCAATAAATGCTTATACAGATTCACTTATGGAGCAAGGTGTCCTTGATTCGAATTACTCAAATACTTTTGATATAGATATTTCTGAACATAAAAGAATTTTAATGGTGGAAAGAAACATGACAAGAGAAGAAGTGGACAAGATAAGTATTTCTGAGATAAGAAGAATAAATACAATTGACAGGGTTTATGTAAAATGTGAAGAACTTATGCCTGTAGATGCAATGGAAGACTTCTATGGGAAAGCTATAATGAGAAGTTAGGAGGTAATGACAAATGGCAGATATAGATTTATTTAAGGCTCATGAGGTCATGTCAGGATCTTATGGAACTTGTATGATGAATGGAAAAGTAGTAGCTGAAGTGTTTGAATGGAAAGCAGAAATAAAAATTGACAGAAAAGATATCGATCTTCCTGGTGGCCAAAAAGGGAAGAAGATAGTAGGAGCTTCAGGAGAAGGGACTTTAAAAATAGCTAAAGGACAGGAAGTATATTTTGAACTTTATTTAGAAGTAAATGATCCTGATGCAGCAGGAGCTGAAGCAATAAGGATTACACAATGTTGGAATAGCGATGGTTTTGAATTTTCAGCTAAATCGGGTGAAGAAATTACAGAAGAAATGAAATTTGGATTTATAGCTAAAAATTTACAACTGGTGGAAAGGGTATAATCTATGGATTTAAAAAAATTATTAGCTGAAAGAGAAGCTGTATTAAAGGAAAAAGAAACTGAACAGCTGATTGAAGTAAAAATAGAAGGTTATTCAGAAAATTTTAAATTAAAAGTTCCGGAAAGAGAAGCTTTAATTGAACTTTTTAAAGCTCTCGGAATTAAAAAATTTGAAAAAGAAATAATAGACAAAGTTTTTGCAGAAAATATGGAAAAAGCATTAATTGTAATTGGAAATTTTGTTTTTGATTTATTCATTGAACCAAATTTTGCTGAAGAATCAACAGAACTCATGGCTCAATTTGAAGTTCAGAGCAGAAATGAAATTTTAAACAAATTCTTCCAACCAAAAGAAATACTTGAAATTTTTGCAATAACTGTGAAAAGATTACATAAATTATATGAAATATCAGAGAATACAGCAGTTACAGAAATAAAAAAAAAGTCAAAGAAAATAAAGACAAAAAGCTAAATGTAATAATTCATTATATTCAAAAAGGATGGACTCCAAAGGATTTTGAATATCTAAAAGAGGAACTTTGGGATTATTACATAGCAGCAATGGAATTAGAAAAAGAAGAAAAATCTGAGAATAAAGCTCTTAGAGAAATCTTGAGTTTATAAAAGGTTCAAACATGGAGTTTGAGCCTTTATTTTTTCAGGGAAAGGAAAAAAATGGCCAGTGATAGCTATATGGCAATGGAAGTTCAGGTTGACTTGAAAGATGCAATTTCAAAATTAAGCTCCCTGGCTGATAAAATAAAAGATTTAAGTGAAACTACTGAAAAATCTGGAGAAAAAAATGAAAAATTCAAGGAAAGTTTTAATCAGGCAGCGAAAGTATTATCAGAAACTGGACAAAAATTAGAAAAAACAAAGAATAAAATGCAGGGAATGGAAAAAGAAACTGAAAAATCTGGTAAAAGTGCAGATAGAACTGGAAAAGAATTTGACAACATGGGAAATTCCGCTGAGAATGCTGGAGAAAAAGGAAAAAAAGGGTTAAAAAAGCTCTCTGATGAAGCAGATAATGCGAAGAAAAAAACCTCTATGTTTGGTGAAATTTTTAAAGCTGATCTTGCAGTTGCTGCTGTTAAAAAAGTAGGTAAAGCAATATTTGATTTTGGAAAAGATGCTATAACTACTACTGTTGGTTTTCAAAAAAATATGAATGAAGTATTTACAATGCTCCCAAACATTACTCAGCCAGAAATGGCCAAACTTAAAAATGATATTTTAGATCTCTCGGATAAATTTGGAGTATTGCCTGAAAAGACAGTCCCAGCATTGTACCAGGCATTATCTGCAGGAGTATCTCAAAATAATGTCATGACTTTTTTGGAAACTGCTCAAAAAGGTGCTGTAGCAGGAGTTTCTGATGTATCTACAGCTGTTGATGGACTATCTTCTGTTGTAAATGCCTGGGGAGAAAAAAATATAACTGCAGCACAGGCCAGTGATTTGATGTTTACTGCTGTTAAGGAAGGAAAAACTACATTTGGAGAAATAGCAGGAAGTATCTCTAAAGTTGGTCCTCTGGCCGCCAGTTTAGGAGTACAGTTTAGTGATGTTACTGCTGCATTGGCAAGTATGACTGCAAAAGGAACTCCTACAGAAGTTGCAATGACACAGTTAAAGGCAGCTTTTTCAGAATTATCTCAAGGAAGTTCTAAAGTTTCAAAGGAGTTTCAGAAAGCTACTGGAGGATCTTTTAAAGACTTTATTGCAAAAGGTGGAGATCTTCAAGGGGCTTTAAAAATTTTAGACGAAAGAGCAAGAAAATCTGGAAAAGGAATAAATGAACTATTTGGAAGTGTCGATGCAGCACAGGTTGCTCTATCACTTACAGGAGAAGGAGCTAAAGGATTTGCCGAAGATCTTGAAGCAATGAGGAATTCAGCTGGAGCAACTGACAATGCTTTTAATACAATGAATCAAGGAATTGGTGCGACATGGGATAAGCTGACAACAAGAATGACAACGAGGATGATAAGACTTGGAGACTCAATGGCTCCTACTATTGAAAAAATTGGTAATGCTGTTCTTGGAATCTTTCCATACTTAGACCAGATGGGAGCTGCTTTTCAAAGTCAAATGTTTTTAGAATTTGTGAGGCTATTATCTGAAATTGGAGCGACTGTAGGCTCTATATTAATGCCTGCATTAATACAACTAGGTGGTATTATTGGTGGAGCATTAATGAGTGTATTTCAGAATTTCATGGCAAATGGAGAGCAGTTTAAAACAATTTTTGAAGGTGTATCTAATATTTTAGTAATATTAGGAGGAGCTATTGTAGAAGCTTTTCTTGAAATTACTGGTATATTTAATATAGTAGTCAGTGCAATTGCAGGATTTGCTTCTGCATTCTTGCAATATAGTGGATTAGCAGGAGGACATAGTAA